CATTCGAATCAGCTGGTCGGGTTGTTGGGCTGGCTAGTGTCGAAGGTTCACGTGGTTCACAAACTAGTTTTTTATCGACAGCTGCGGCTTATGCAAATTTAAATCAAGATGACTTTACCCAAGTCAATGAATTAATTTCTGTGCACAAATGGGATATGAATTATAATAACAAGGCGGTGTTAAATAACTTTGCCGGCGAGCTAATTGAAGAACAACACGCTATTATGCGTTACAATGGTTGTCCGTTGGACGGATTGTGCGCACCATTTGCAGCTCAGACCGCGTCAGGAATGGGTGGTATTCACTTTCCGGGCAGTTTATTCAGTCATTTTTTAGGTATGGAAGTAGAAGAATCTAATAAATTTATAAAACATATTTGGGAAAAAATAAATAAACCAGAATATATCTACACGCACAACTGGTCCGACGGCGAGGTGTGTTATATGGATCAGGCTATTACCCTACACGCGCGACCAACAGACGTTAAAGACGGTGACACCCGGCGGATGTGGCGCTGCTCAGGTTACCTGGACAAGCTGTACCCAGGCAAAGGACCGGCGACAATGAAAATAAATTATCTGGGTAATGAGATTTCGTGGGATAATCTTTTTGAAAAGATAGACAAAATTCAACGTGAAGAATATAATCTAAAAAAATGGTCAAAAATTTTTAGGAAGATGCCATAAGAATGGATTTAATTAATATAAATAAATATGCTTATCCCAGTAGTTCACGCGCTAGTATATCAGGTCTTAGACATTATGCTATTGATGGTACTGAGGAAAGACTACCTTCCGTTACTACGGTTATTGGGCAGACTCAAGAAGAAGATAAAGCTGCCAGTCTACAAAGATGGCGCGATCGTATTGGTCACAAAGCCGCGGCAAAAATTACGCACGACTCTAGTACCCGTGGTACAGCGATGCATTTATATTTGGAAAAATATTGTTTGGGTGAAGGTTATATGGATCTCACAGACTTGGGTCTGCAAGCTAAAAAAATGGCTGAAAAAATTGTAGACAAAGGTATTGATAACCGGATCGATGAAGTTTACGGCAACGAAGCCACGTTATATTACCCAGGGTTGTATGCCGGTAGCTGCGATTTGATTGCACGGCTGGACGGTAAACTAACCATTATTGATTTTAAACAATCTAATAAGCCAAAACAAAAAGAATGGATCCGGGACTACGAGCTTCAAATGGCCGCATATGCAATGGCCCACGACTGTGTGTATGATACGGAAATTGATTGTGCGGTGAATATGATCTGTACGCCAGATTTATATTATCAAGAATTTAGAATCGAAGGCGAAGATTTACGCCAAGCGAAATATGATTTTTTAAGGAGATTAGATAAATTTTATGCCAAGTAACTGGAAATTTTTAAAGTGTTTAGTGGTAACCTGTTGGGAGAGTTTTGTCGATTATTGGAAATGGGTTTTCTTAGAGTCTGATTGGACCTCGGTCCGTGGACCGATGCCCGCGTTATTATTGTTAACGTTGTTGATATGGTGTTTACAATGAAAATGTTTTTTGTAATTACTGTAATGTTAACATTTAATAATGCTGACATACGGGTTGAACGTGAATATAAACAGAAAAGCTTCCAGGATACCTGGTCTTGTCACGAATTCATAGCAGAAAATAAAATGACGTTGTTACTACCACACATACAAGCATACGGGGATAATTTACGTGGGTTTGAGTTTTATTGTGAGTCTAGATATGCGGAGGAAGTGTGAACGCTTATAGCAATGGTGAAATAGACGCAATTAACCGGATTAATCGGTCGGGTAAACTGTTTAAAGAACCGTTGAGCGCGGCTCGCGGAGCTTATTATTCTTTTGACGCCGAAAATAACGACAATATAGTAGAGATTAAACGTAGAAACTTCACAAGTGATCATTTTTTTGCACAAGAAGGTGTAATTATAGAACGTTCTAAGTACAATGATCTTATGACAATAGCTGAAAACAACAATAAAAGGGCTTTATATTGTAATATATTCACGGATCGTAAGGCGGTTATATGGAATTTATCTGAAATGACAACAAATAACTATGATTTTGGGTGGCATAAAAAAGGTATGAACAGAAGAACTTTTGAGTCTGAGGATAAAATAGATAAAAGTGTTGCATTATTGCAACTATCAGACGCTACGGTTGAGGCTACAGTATAGGGAGATTTAGGGGGTACCTATGTTTATTTTTAACGAACTTGAAATGACTACGGTAACGGTAGATTTAAGGTTAAGTGTATGAAAGTATTAATGAAAAGGTCTACCGTTTTACTTTTTGAAAACGGTAGAAACGGTAGAGTAGATTCAGTTTTTGGCAGTTTTCTCCCACTTGGCGTGCGAGAGCTTTTTTCTCATTTTTTACGAACACTAGGGGTCCCTAATTTCCCCTATACCACAGCCTCAAATACAGGTATAAAATAATATGAGCAATGAAATACCACCAATGGTCAATGTAGTCTGGTTGGATACTAATGAATGTAGTATGTCCACGTGGCAAAGCAAAGAAGAGTTGTTAGATAGTAAATTTTGTACAGTTGATTCACTCGGTTATCTTATTGCTGATAAAGAGGATTGTGTAATCATTGCAGGCGATAAAGATACTTACAATAAAGACGATATTTATGGTAGAGCCCAAGTAATACCTAAAGGTGTGGTGCTAGACATACAATTCTTATCCAAAAATGAAGACAATAACTGAAGATATATTAGATTGGTCTAAAAACTTTATAGAAAAACCTAATGAATACTTAGGTAACGTACCGGTATGTCCGTATGCTGCTAAAGCCCGTCAAGACAATGCTCTTAAAATATTGGAAGTACACAAGAACTACAATCTTATAGACAAGATCGTAGAGGGCATAGAACTTATAAAAGACCCAAAAACAGACATAGTTATAGTAGCCTGTAGTGATATAGAAATAACAGTAGAAGAATTAAGCATACTTATAAATGGTTATAATATTATATTCGTACCACAAGATATATATTTAATGGCTTCTCACCCATATGATGAAGAAGAAGACGAGCCAGTAGAATTTCTAGAAACAAACTGGGAACCAGATAATGATTTTTTAATGGTATTAATTCAGAATTATGATAAGTTAGAGCGTGCCAGTGATATGATGCGCAAAAAGGGATACTATGATAAGTGGCCCTTAGACTATTACGATGGCACAGTTAATAAAAGAAAATCTTATAGGAGATATCGCAATGCGAGGAATGAAAAAAAGAATGAATAAAGGCGGCTTAACAGGCGGTCAAAAATCACTTGATAAAAACAAAGACGGTAAAATTTCAGGCGAAGACTTTAAATTAATGAAAGCTAAAGGTGGCTCAGTTAAAAAAAGAGTTAAAAAGAAAAAGAAGCCTACTAAAAAACGTGCTAAAGCTATGGGTGGCGGTATGATGAAAAAAAGAATGAAACGTGGAGGTAAGGCGTAATGGCTAAGGACACACACGTAACTAAAGACGGTAGAACAGTTAAAAAAGGTTTGTATTATTATATGAACCAAGCTAAGAAAAAAGGTACAAGCAAAAAAGGCAAAGGTACTGTTACAGATAAAGCGTTAAGAGAATCTGCTAAGACTGCTAAAAAACCTACAAAGAAAAAGAAAAAAAAGAAGAGTAGCTGATGGCTATTTCTCGGGGGCAAATACCAAAGACCACTACTGGCAAAGGTGCGAACTATCGCAAAACTAAATCAGGCGCAGGTATGACAGCTAAAGGTGTAAAAGCCTATAGAAAAGCAAACCCCGGAAGTAAACTAAAAACAGCAGTAACTGGCAAAGTAAAAAAAGGCAGTAAAGACGCAAAGAGAAGAAAATCTTATTGTGCTAGATCTGCTGGTCAACTAAAAAACAGTTCTGCTAAAACTAAAAACGATCCTAATTCTAGAATTAGACAGGCGCGTAGAAGATGGAAATGTTAAATGAAAAGATTAGATGTCGATGAAAACACCGCAATCTCAATGCCGGCACGTAACCTTATTACTATTATTGGCGCTTGTCTTGTGGGTGCTTGGTTCGGGTTTGGCGTCATTGAGCGACTTAATAATATAGAAACAAAACTACAGCTTATGGAGAAAGACCTAGAAGCTGCTAATGCTTTTATTGACGGAGTCCCCAAAGGCGATATGGTCAGTCCACAGGTCCAAGAGCTCTATATGTTGGTTGAGTACCTAGCTGAAGCTACCGAAAAGCTTAAAGAACAAATGGAATCGGAAGTACCATTGATATTAAAAAACGAAATGATTATACAATTTCACGAAGATCGTATTATAGATTTAGAGGAAAGAAAAAATGGGAATCATTGAAACAGTTATTATACTTAGTTTATACGTCTATGATGGCGGCAATAAAAACATAGAAGGTTGGTATCACCAGGATAACATCAGCACGTGCCTCACAGCTAAGCGCCTAGCTGAGCGTAACTCCGGCAATCAAGTACAATATACCTGCACGTTAGAACAATGTATGATGACAACAGATCAAACAGGCGTTAAACATTGCGATAAAATTGTTAAAGATTGATAATGAACGATATTTTAACAATACAGTGGAAAAACATTTGCTAACTTAGGGTAACTATACTATAACTTACCCTATGGGTTTACCAAAAAAACTTACCGAACAACAAATTAAATTCTGTCAATTACTTGTATCAAACGAAGGTCGTATGACCCAAACAGAATGTGCTAAAGAAGCAGGTTATGCAGACAACAGTGCAGCAGTCAAAGCTTCCAACTTAACTAATCCAAATAAATATCCTTTAGTTGCTAAATATATTGGCGAACTACGAGAAGAAAACCAACAAAAATATGCAGTGTCTTTTGAAAGACACATTACTGAACTAGCTAAAATTAGAGAAGCCGCGTTACAAAAAGGTGCTTACAGTGCAGCTGCTAATGCAGAACATATGAGAGGTAAAGCTGCAGGACTTTACATAGAACAAAAAATTATACGTACAGGTAAACTAGAAGACTTATCACTAGAAGAACTAGAAACTAAAATGAGAAAGATATACGAAGACAATAAAGTATTATTAGAAGGAGACTACCAGGTATTAGACGATGGCAAAGCAGTGGAATAAATCAACAACACACGAGCCTGGTCCAAAGAAACGTACTTCAATAGGTAATTCAATTAGGACAAGACCTAAAAATAAACACAAACGTAGAATGTTTAAAAAGAAAATAGGACAAGGCACAAGATGTTAACACGTTATCAAAACCCAGAAAATGGTTCACCTTGTTTTATTATACACAATGTTTTCACAGCAGAGGATTGTAAAAATATTATTGACGAATATAAAGACCAAGTACACAAAGCGACTCACGACGATGGTAGTGGTGGCTTAACAGACAACGATAACTCTGTTAGATCTTCTCAAGTTTCTTGGATTAACAACACATCAATTTCACAAAAACTTAATGATATGATGACAATCGCTAATCACAGTGCCGGTTGGTCTTATGACATAACTTCACACGAACACCACCAATTCACAAAGTACGAACCCAACGATCATTATTCTTGGCATTATGATGGTAGTGGATGTAATTTTTCTAAACGATCTTTTACTTTTGGTGAATTAAAAAGTTTAACACAAACATCAAACCCTGGTTGTATTAACACAGTTAGAAAAATATCAGCCAGCGTCCTATTAAATGATGACTTTTCAGGAGGTGAATTTGATTCTGTTCATCTAGAGGATGGTGTAGCAGTTAAAAAAGAAATCAAACCCAAAACAGGTGACGCTATCTTTTTTCCCTCACACATACAACATAGAGTACGACCAGTAAGAGTAGGCACAAGATATAGTTTAGTCTGTTGGTTTGCGGGGCCTCCATTTAAATGAGTAATTATAGTATAAGTGTGCATAGATACACCGTTAATAAAATGATGCAGGTATTGCAAAGGTTCACTGAATCTGAAGAAGGCGCTGAAGCTACAGTACAAATGATTTTGCCCGAAGGACGTAATCCGTTGCAAAAAGAATTCAATATTAAAGAAATTAAACTGGTTGAAAACAAACTAATTGGACCCGCATACGACAAATATAGGCTAATGATTTTAGTGGAGTAGTTACCCTGAAAAATGAATCAAAACTTTGGCAAAAAGTTAAGAAAAATACACCTAATATAACCTGGACAAGAGTAGAGTCTTGGGCCAGTTTTGGCTTTCCTGATCTGGTTGGCTATACTGAAAACTCTGGATTTTTTACCGTTGAATTAAAGGTAACTAAGGGTAATAAAATAACCTTCTCACCACACCAAATTGCATTCCATATCAAGCACCCGACAAACACCTGGATCATAGCCACCACCCACGATCAAAGACTCCCGATACTTTTTCCAGGCTCCGCGATCCTTGCGCTTGCGGCCGACGGCTTGAGCGCTTGCGGGCCCACCCGCCCTGTGCCCTGGAACGAGCTTGAGGCCCAGCTTGTGCCTGAGCCCTGTGGATAACTTGTGGCCTGTGCCTGTAACCTGTGGATAACTTGTGCCTTGAGACTTGACCC